CCAAAATGGACCCCCTACTCACCTAAACTAAGGAGCTGACACATGAAGGAGGTGCGAACACCAAGAGAACGAGTCTCCGATTTGATGCCCGACGATCTTCGGTCACGGATCAACCTGGTCTTTGAACTGACCAAAACCCTGAATGCCCTTCAGAACTTGCCCGAAAGCAAGCTGAAAGAAAGCACGGCCACAACCCTAAAAAGATACCTCGATGATCCCACTCCTGAATTAACGGAGTCTCGGACAACGATGGAACTTTCAGAGGCAAAGGCGCAACTGACTCAGCTTAATGCCGAATTAGTTGATATGCGGCAACAGGGAGAAAGACAGCTACAAGAACTGGTTAACCAGCAATCGAGGGAGCGTCGAACGTCTACCGGATTCAAGTTCCGATGGTTGGTCGTTGCCTTCCTCATAGGTTGGTTCCTCAGCATGGTAAGCAGGGGATAACCCCAAATTGGGCTATGAGACTTAAAGAGTGCCTCGTCGGCACTCCTGTTGGGCCAGATCATCCCTGAAAGGGAGGACACTGACATGCTGTATTTCAAGCACCATCAGGAGAAACTGACGAAACGACTCTTTGTCATCGGCGTTCCCAAACCTCTCATCTCACCTTTGGTAAGGGAGATGACGAAGTGGGAAATTCACTCGGGTGCCGAGTGGACAATCAAGAGGCTGAAAAGTCTCAAGATTGACCTGATCCGAATGAGGTCAAACCAACAGCCTTTAACGTGGGTTCGAAAGAACAAACGTGGGCAATGGGCCGGACCTCTTGGATCATTCGTCAGGTGGTCACTGAAAAGTGATCAGAACTTCAAGAGAGGGATTCAGGCCTTTATGGCCTACTCCTTCTACATATTCCCGAGTCTGAATAAGACTCAGGAGGAGAAGTTCTTGTCCGCAATTAATGCGGATCCATCTGACGGACTGGACGAGGGCTTTCATGCCTCGTTCAGTGGTTTTGTGCACCAGGTGATGGCTGTGCGACCCGTTAACGAGTCGACACGTCCCTTGGTTGTCTACCCAGGTTCTCCTGGGAAGAAGGCCCCACGTATGTGGGGGCAGAGAAGTGTCCGTCAGGATGAGAGGATTCTGGACGATGTCCAGGTCTTCAATACGACTGGCGGAATGCAACTCTACGCAAAGTATTCTCGCATCTTCCGACCAATCCTCCACGGTGTGAAGGAACGGAGAGAGATACTTGATGCTTTGCCCAATCGGGGTCTTGACCTTAAGCAACTGCAGGGTGGAGAAATCCACTTTATACAGGAGCCTGGAGGTAAACTCCGATCTGTTGCGTCTCCATTTAGGATATTTCAGGAAGCCCTTCGGCCTCTTGGGAACACCCTGTATGGGATCGTTCAACAGCAACCATGGGATTGTACTTTCGATTCTTCGAAAGCACAACCATACATTCAGTCTCACCTTGCAAAAGGTGGTCAGGTTCACTCCATTGACCTCTCATCTGCAACGGATCTTTTTCCGTTGAGTATACAGATGGATGCCCTTAGGGCGGTGATTCACCGTTCTGATTGGGACTTCGTGGATTTATTTCACGACCTGTCACGCTCTCAGTGGAAATCTCCGCTGGGGTGGTTAGAGTGGAAGAAGGGACAGCCGCTTGGGATTTACCCGAGCTTTGCTACCTTTACCCTGACGCATGGTTTACTCCTCCTCTACTTGGCTGATGGTCATTATGATCACCAGTTCTTCGTGTTGGGGGATGACGTCGTGATCCTCAACGATTCGTTGAGGGACCGATACGTCTCCATGTTGGACCGAATGCGTTGTCCGTGGAGTCTTGACAAGTCTTTGTCTTCTTACGAGCTCTGTGAGTTCGCAGGTAAGATAATCACTTCGAACTGGGTTATACCTCAGTTGAAGTGGAGGCAGGTGTCAGATGACAACTTCCTCGACCTATGTCGACTACTTGGACGACGGAGCCGATGTCTCCTTTCTAGGAGGCAGCAACGAGTTTTTGACACTGTGGCTCACTTATGTGAACCCGTTGGTCTGAACATGTCTCTACCAGGCGATAGCCTGACGAGCATGGTCCTACGGACACTCGAAGCGTACCGTCCCGAAGAAGAAGTCTTAGCGTCCTTAATGGACCTGAGAGGCCGCCTGCACAAATATGTGTATGCGACCGACGAGCAGTTATCCAGAGATGAACTCCTGGAAATCGCTCTGACCTTCGACGAGAAGGTTCAAGAAGCACTGACTCAAACTGTCTTCAGTCGATGGGAGTCCTCGATTTCCATCGGGTTAGAAGCACTAGAGTCATTGCCCTCGGCTCTGGACCTAAGGCCCAGATTACCTTTGAAGTCCAGCCCTCCTTCTAGGAAGACTGAGCTTTGGAGGTACGAACGGCTCTTCGCCATTGGCAAAGATCGAAACCGTTAGTCTCG